GATAGGTCGCGACGCTGCCGATGGTCGGCGAGACGTACAGGCGACCGCTCTGAAGTTCGCCACGCTTGACGGTGCCGGTGCCGGTCAGGAACGCCGATCCGCTGCCGTTCACCTGAAAGAAGTCGCAAACGTCAGCAGCACCGCCAGCACCTTGCGGCGTGTAATAGAACGTGCCGCCGCTCGCGTTGTACCTGATGCGAGGAACTTGCGTCGCCGGTGCGTACGCGGTGGAATCAGTCTCGACCGCAAGCGATCCAGCCGCTCCTCCGATGTTGCCGCTGAAGCCCGGCAGGATGTCGAGGTTATTGATTCCGGTGACGAGGCTAGGCGTCAGTCCGCCGGTCACGGTCTGCGTGCCGGTCTGAATGAACAGCGTCGCGTTCGCAGCGAATCCGATCGTGTCGGACCAGTTCGCAGCTGCGAGAGACGTGGCGCCGGCGTTGAGGTACGAGTTAGCCATGAGTCAGTTCCTAGGGGTTGCTGTCAGTGTACCACGATCATTCCCACACGCAGTCGAACGTGATGAGGTGAGCGATGACACCGGCAGTGGGTGCCGTGCCGATCTTCTTCTTGACGCACTGAATGTACTCGCCGGGTTGCACCGCGATCGGGCAATCGAATCGGCAGGTAATCTCGCTGAGCACCGTCAGAGCGGTCGCAGCTGACGCGACCGACTGGAAGCCGAGAGCGACGCGGCGAGGTGCCTTTGACGTTGCCGATTCGGTCGTCGCCAGCGATGCCGCCGTGTGACCGAACGCGAGCGACCAGCTCGCGACGTAGCCGCCGCCGGTCAGAGCGGTCTGCACATGCGAGGCGATCTTCACGCCGAACACCAGGAGCGTCTTGCCGGTCACGTTCGCGGTCGGCGAGGCGTTCTTGAAACTCTGCACGATGCCGTCGGTCGTCACCGCGAGCGTGTCGGTCTCCCAGAACTGACCGCCAAGGCCGGTCGCCAAGGCTTCCGTCGTATTGGTTGGCACCGCTGCCGTCGGGTTCGCCGAGTTGGCGTAGTTCGCCGTCGAACCCATGTTGTTGCCCGGCTGACCTTGATAGCCGTTGCCGCCGTTTGCGGCGTTTACGACCAGCCACGAACGAGCCGGGTCGTAGCCGCCCTTGCTCACGGTATAGTCCGACAGTTTCGCGCTCATCGCACCGCCTGCACCGGCGACGGTGTTCCTCTGGCCGAAGCTGAACGGCTGTGAACCTGCCATGAAGCACTGACCGTTTCCGGTCGCATCTACGTCGTAGGTTCCGCGGAGCACGTCGTCGATCCAGAATCGAACCGAGCGTTCGTTCACGCTCACGACGCAGTGGTAGATCACGTTTGCCGAGAGCGACAGGTTCGTCACGCCGTCGCTCGCCTTGAACGGTCCAACCTGCACTTCCGAGCCGTTGTAGTTGACAACGCCGTAGACACCGCTTGACGACGCACGAATGAACGCACCGTCAGAAGGCGTGAACGGAGTCGCACCTGGCGTGTACAGACCGCCCTCGACGAACACGCCGGTAGTCATCGCCGCCGAAATCGTGAACGCGAACTCGGCGAAGGTCTGGTCGGCACCGAGCACGGGGAAGTTCTTCCACGTCGAAAGGCAGGCCGCCTGCGATGCCGTGGTGACGCCGGTCGAGTTGAGCGACAGGAAGCCCGATCCGTACACCTGCGTGAAGCCGGTATTCTGCACCTTGTACTTGCCGCTGTTGACCGCGACGTAGTTGAAGGTCTCCGAGTCCCAGAGCGTGTCGACCGCCATTCGCAGGCGATAGTCGTCATCGGTTTCCGGCGACAGGACAAACCGCGAGCCGGTCGCCGCGCCGGTGTCGTTCTCGCTGCTGATCTGCACGAACCCGGCGTTGGCCTCGGTGGTCGGCGTGTGAACTTCCAGAGCATAGTTGCTCGTGACGTTCGCCTTGCCTGCGGTGCTGCTGCCGGTTGTGATCTGAACTGCCATGTGTTAGACTCCCACGCACGAGACCTTGAACTGACCGACGCTGCCGAACGGTGATGCAGCGTACACCGTGAAACCAGTACCGGCGACGAGGTCTCCAATCGCAAACGTCACGCCGTCAACCGCCGCATCTTCCGCCGAGTTGTTGCCGGTGTAGTCGATCGCCGTCGCGATGATGCTCGAACTGCTCGTGACCCATGTTTGACCAGTGACGACGGTCGATGCCGAGTAGTCGCCCTTTCCGCTGCCGAAGTCGAGAACAGCCGTCGTCGCGTTGCCGCCGCCCGAGCTGCTCGACGCGATGGTCAGATTGCCGCCTGCACCGCCGTCGGTGAGCGTGATGCCGGTGCCAGCCGTGAGCACTCGCTCGTTCGTCAGCGTCGCGTTCGTTCCGAGGACGAGATAGGAAGCGTTCGTCGGGGCACCACCGCCGCCGCCGGTCGAGATGGTCACCACGCCGACGGCCTGCGTCGTATCGGTCACCGCTCCGGTCGGCAGCTGAACGTACTTGCTCATCTCACAACACTCCGGTGACGGTCAGCAGGCACTCGACGGTGCCGCTGGTCGTCGTGATCTGATACCGCACAAACCGAACGCCTTCGATGTTCACGGCCTGCTGCACGCCGGTCGATGTGTACGTCACCGCTCCGCCTGGTACGTCGTAGAACACGTTGCCGTTGTTCGAGACCTGCAACGAGATGGTGCCAGCGAGAGCGGCGTCGATCGGCGTGTCGATCTGCGTGACGATCTTGGTGTAGCCGCTGACGTTGTAGGTCAGGCCGCTTGTGATGCTCGTGAGCATCGCCGCCGGATCGAATCCGGTGTGAGCGGTGTTGATCGGAAAAAGCAGATCGACGGTTGCCATTACTGCTGCGCTCCTGCATCAGGTCCGGGTTCCGAGACTGGTCCGCTGCTGCCGCTGTCGATCGCCTGATCAAACATGTTCGGAGTCGTCGGCCCGAGCGGTCCGTTGGTCGAGAGAAGTCGCATCGCGGTCGCGGCGAAGTTGCTGCTCGGGCAGTCGGCGAACGCAGGCATCTCCACGAAGTGCCAGCGAATGCGGTTCGCCTCGGCGGTGCCGATGACGATGGTGCCGACCGGCACGGCGGTGATGTCGAGTTCGTTCGGCCATCGCTGCATCGGTGCCTGATTCCGCAGCTCGAAGACGCCATCGACGTTGGGATCGTGTACGCCGATCGTGTACGTGATGCCGCTGCTGGGTCCCGGCGAGGTGCCTGAGACCGTCTTGATGCGACCGAGGACGATGCGAGGATCTGCCATTAGATGATTCTCGTGGCTCCGGGCAGCAGCTTCCAGCCCATGCCGGGACCTTCGACCGAGTCGCCGGTCGGATAGAGGTCGTTCAACACGCAGACCGGCTTGAAGTTCGCCGGATCGAAGAGCTGATACGCGACGAACACCGTGTAGGGGTTGCGGAACAGCGGTGCATTGGTCGGCCTCGTCGGCACCGCGACGCCATCGACGAAGTCGCAATACGTGCAGTCCTGCGAACCGAAGTTCGGGAAGTAGAACGTGCCGGCGTCGTATTCCCACGTGTACGAGATGTCATAGTTGCCGATGTCGTCGACCTGCGTGACGTTGGCGCCCTCGAAGTGATACCACTTGCCGTCAGGCATCTTGTGCAGCGTGTCGGTCTGCTCGGCGATCACGTCGAGATTTCGCACGTTCGACACGTTCACGCGGACCGTCAGAGGCCTGATCGTGCGAGTCTCGCTGACCTGCTTCTTGGCGATCTTCCACACCTGCATCGAGTACTCGGTGCCGTTCGCGTCGGTGTTGAGGACGATCGACTTCACCGCGACGGGCACTTCGATCATCACCTTCCGCTGCGACCAGCCCCAGTGGTACCAGGTCGGCTTATCGCGATTCGGCTGCCGCCGCAAGTCGATGAATCGAGCGTCGTTTGAGTAGTTGCAATCGACGACGCAGGTGCCGCTCGCGTCGCTGCTGACATTGTACGAATCGAGCTTCAGGTCAGGCTGCGTCGGGTGGAAAGAACCGAGCGTCGGAATGCCGGTCGCGTTCAACGCCGCACCGACGCTGATGTCATCGACGCGGAACTTCCGCATCGCCGTGGTCTTGCCGAGGCGATCGGTCGTCACCGTCTGTTCGAGAGCGAGTTCGTACGCGGTCGCCATTTAGCCGACTCCTTCGACCACGATGCGGTTCATGTTGGCGTGAGCGGTCGTCGCCGTGATCTGCATCTGCTGTGCGAACTGCACCATGCTCGCCGCCTGATCGGTGTTGAAGACCGAGTTCGACGCCTCGCGGATCGAGCGGAACGCACTGACGTACGAATCGGCGACTCGCTTCGCAGACTCCTGCATCTTCTTGTTGGTCTCTTCGATCTGCTTGTTTCGCTCGTCCGCGAGCTTTTGCAATGCCGCGTTCTGCTTGGTCTCAATGTCGATCAGAGCCTGAGATATCGCCTCCGCGTTGGCGATGCGGCTCTCTTTGCTCATCTTGTTGTGAGCCTCGATCAGATCATCACGAGCGGACTGTGCATCCGCGTCGATCTTCTGCTCTTCGGTCATCACGTCATACGCGGCCTTCTTCTGCAGCGAGGCGACCTGATTGGCTGCTTGCTGTTCGTTTTTTACTTTTTCATCAGCGAGGCGTTTGTCCTCTGCAGACTGCTTATCAGTTTTCTCATCCTGCACCTTTGCATCGGCCTGTGCTTTCTCCTGTGCAATCCTATTGGAAAGCCCCTTCAAACCCTCTGCTAACTTGGCTCGCTCGTCGATAATTTTCTGGCGATCCTTGGCGAAAAAAGCCAACAATCCACCACTGATAACTTTGCCCGCTGTTGACCGTGCAACATTCTGGAACACACTATCGGTGTCTGCAATATCCTCATTCAGACTTTGAACCTGATCTGAGATTTTCTTGATTGCATTTTTTGCGTCTGATTTATCAACAGTCATCAGAAAGTTGGCAGCCTTCTCTGAAGCTGTTTCCAACTTGTCGACGATTTGTTCGCCAATGACTTTGCCGATGTTGTAGAAAGTAGTAGCAACAGCACCGACGGCAAAAAACTTGCCCATCAGTCCTTGCACGACCTCGATCTGCTCTCCGTAGAGCTTCTTCGCGGCCTTGAGTCGACCGCCGAGACCGGCATCGCCGAATCCCTTCTCGGCGGCGCCTGCCATGCCTTCAGTCTCGGACTTCGCGTCCTTGAGCGATTGAATCCATGCGTCGATCTCCTCGTCGGACTTACCGAGAGTGAATGGCGCTTCAGTCGCCGCCTTGTCGGCAGCTTGTGCCTTCAACGCTTCGATGCGAGACTGTGCCGGTGCAGTGTCGGCATCGACCTTGAACTTCAGATCGCCGATCTCGTTGCCTGCCACGATGGCCTCCTATCAGGCAGTGGTGATGGCGCCGGCGACGCGGAGCGTGCCGCTCACGCGAACAACGTCGTCAGGCTTCCAGCTCAGCGAGAGCTTCGTCCAGAACGCGGGGAAGGTGTGAGTGCGTCCGGTCGCGACCGTCAGGATGCAGGTGTTGTCGGGCGTGCCGTCGCCGTTGACGTCCCATGTCGGCTTGGTCACCGCCGTCGAGGTCGAGTACAGAATGCCCGGCAGCGAAGTACCAGGTGCCTGCGTCAGGTCGCCGGAACCGCTGAACGAGTATCCGAGTTCCGAGTAGTCGCCGACCTTGACCTTCTGCGTCAGCTTCGGCGTGCCGATGCTGCCGCTGATTGCCGGATCAGTGGCACCGTCCTCGTAGAACTTGAACGTGGCAGCTGCAGCCGCTCCAACGCTCGGCATGACCGGCGGCGTCGCGTTGTCCGCTTTGCAAGTCCACGAGCCGGACCACATGCCAGTGCCACCCGGCATCCACGTACGCCAGCCGGTCGAGGCCGTGCCGGTGAAGCTCGTGATGTCGATTTCGGGCCATGTGATGTCGATGTTGAAGGCGTTCACGTACTGCACGTAGCCGCTGCCGAACGTCACGAGGGCGCTCATGGCACCCAGCGGCGACGTGCGAGGCCAGATGCCAGAGAAGTCGACCGTGCCGTCACGCAGGCCGTTGATCTTCGCGAACATGTTGACGCCGCTAGTCGTCGCCTGCGTCACGTCGACCTCGTTCGCGTTGACGTTCAGCGTCGCGAGATCGGTCGTCATGCGGAGAGCGGTGCCGAACATGTACAGCAGATCGCCGCTCGCAGCGGTGCAGGTCAGGTTGCCGGTTTCCGAAGTAAGCGGATATGCCATAGGTGTCTCACGGGTTCGAGGCGAGTGCTGAAACGCGGAACGTCATCGTCATCGTGCCGGTCACGGCGTGGTCGTCGGTCATGCTGGAGTCGTACGTACGCACAAAACAGTTCGAGGCTTTGGCAGTGTACCCATTCGTCGGCAACACGAGCAGATGCCGGTGGAACCCGTACGAGGGAATGCGACCGGCATTCAGCACCGCATCGCCGTGCAGACGCGTCAGAACGCCAGCCACGCGACCGTTCCAGTTCGAGCTGCTGACGTAGTCCTGCACCTGGTCGAACACCGTGAACGTCACCGAGGCGTTCCACTCGTCGGCGGTCAGGCTGTGGTCCTGATCGAGGCGAGTGTTCCAGAGCAGGTACGGGTACACCATCGCGTTCGGCGTGCCGAAGATGTTGTACGCTCCGCTGATGATGTTCCACGATCCGAGCTGGAACAGTCCGCCGGTGCCGGTGTCGGCGGTGATGCGGTCGTAGATCGCTTGATTGATGACGTCGAGGATCATGTGAGAGTTCCCATCAGGTACATCTTGGAACCACGGCAGAAAGCGGCGACCATATCGGCCACCACTCTCGGATTCGTGAACGCAGGCCGAAGGAACGGTCTTGCGGGAATGTTGACGCTCGTCGCCAGCAGAAACATCGGACGTTCGCTCTTGACCTTGGCACGCTTTGCACGACCGTCAAAGGCGATCAGCTTGCCGCTCTTGGTCTTGCGAATGTAGAGCGGAAGGAAGTACAACGACCTAGTACGCTCTCGCATGCGTGCCGCTTCATCGTTCAGCGGAATCGTCAGGCGACGATCTTTCATGCGTACAACGCCGCCGAACTCGTGAACTCTGGCATATGCCACGCCGCTGCTGTACACGTATGCGACTTTGTTCTGTGCCTTGGTGAATGAGATCGAGTTGGCGAGCAGTCCTCGATTGCGATTCGGCGGCGTGCCTGGTGCCGATGGCCGGAACTTGCCGTTCTTGCTGAATGATTGTTTGATCGCACTGACGGCAACGGCTGCCGCTCTGTTGAGTCCGGCGTTGACGGCGGCGTCCGTCACGGTCTTGAGCCGTTGCCGATCGACCACGAATGTCATGCCTCGAATCTGCATTAGTTGGTATCTCGCATCACCGTCAGAACTTTCACCACGCCCATCAGCACGAGGTCCTTCGGCTTGCCCATCGCCTTGTACCGCACGCCGTCGATCACCTGATAGTCCGCCGGCGAAGTGTCCCACGTCGCTCCGGCGGTCGTCAGCGGTGCGAGGAACACGTCGTACATCTGAGTCGTCGTGTCGCGACCGTAGAGCAGAGCATCCGCCGCGGAGGTCGGTTGCATCCAGCAGGCGACGCTGAATGACGGCGAACCAGCACGCGTTCCGGCGTTCGGCGCTCCGCTCGTCGCCGAGGCCGCCCACGTTTGCGAATAAACGTCCATAGTCGTGCGGAACAGGTACCAGGGCGTCGTTGCCATGCTCAGCTCCTCATGCCGGTGTAGGCTCGGACCAGCTCGAGCCTGATCTGCGTGAGCTGCGGTGACGAGTAGTTCGAGTAGCTGTACTGACCGAGCGACTCGCTCGCCACGCCGAGGTTCCTGCCGCGTGCCGAATACTGAAGGTCGGCGAACCTGAACGCCGCGATCTTCAGGTCATCGGGGATCGTGGTGTATCCGCCGGTGTACGTCACTTCGATGTTGTCGAACCCGTCAGGGAACCACGGTTGCACGGAGAACGTCGCCTGCACCGTGCCGAACGCCGTGACGGGGAATCGTGCCTTGATCGGATCGACTCGCGACAGGATGCCGCCGCTGTAGTCGCAGCGGTACGACGTGGTGTCGAGCGTTTCGTACGTGCCGTCAGAGGCGTACACCTTCACGCTCGAGACGGACGAGACGGGCCATTCCATGAGGTTGATGGTCTGTTCGTTGTTGCCGTCGTACTTCTCGGTTCGACTCATCGACTCGAAGCCGTTCGTCAGATCGCGACCGCACCAGCGACGAATCTCGGTCGACACGCCGCTGACGATCGTGCCGATGACGCTGTCGTAGGCCGAACTGGTGATGTTCGCCCAGGTCTTGTATTCTGCGGTGGTGATGAGATTCGCCATGCGTGCCTCAGATGTTGACGAGCTGCCCGAACAGTTCAAACACGTCGCTCGCTCCGACTTCGATGATGACCAGCACGCTCTTCGCACCGTGCAGGTTCATGCCGTTGTGCGTGACGAGTTCCGAGTAGTAGTACGAAACGCCGTCGGTCTGAGCGGTCGCGAACGCCGACGCAGGCCACGCGGTTCCGGCGGCGTTGAACGTCGCGGCATCCAGTCGCCAGAAGATCGTTCCTGTCGAGAAAGTGCCGGTCGCAGTCGGCACGGTGTTCGCACCAAACACGCGAATCGTCGGACCGCCGAGGCTGAACGCGTCGATCGACCAGCGGCCCATGAGCCGCAGGTACGACCCTTGCGTGACGATGAGCGGGTGGTTCTCCGCGGCGTTCGCTTCGTTCGCGTAGGCAGCAGGGTTCCGAAGCGTCGCCGCCGCACTCGCGTTCAGCGAGGTCTCGTTCATCTTCACCAGCTCGCCGAGCATCTGCGTGTACGCGGCGACTCCCGGCCCGCTCGCGAGCGTCGAGACCGCACTCGTCCTAGGAGTTCCCAAGGCCGCCTCCTTAGATGTTCAGCACCTGAGCGTACAGCTTCACGATCGTGTTCGCACCGCCGGAGATGTTCGCCTGCGTGTCGTGCAGCACCAGGACCGACTTCGCTCCGTGCATGTTGTCGCCGTTGTGGCTGGTCGGAGTCGAATAGCAGTACGTCGCACCGTCGTTCTGTGCCGTGGCCGCGAGTGCCAAAGTCACTGCCGTAGATCCGCCGGTGAACGTGTTCGCGTCGATACGCCAGAAGATCGTTCCGGTCGGGTACGCACCCGTCGAGTCAGGAACCGTGTTCGCACCGAAGACGCGAATGGTCGGAGAGGTCGTGATGAGAGTCGTGCCGAAGGCATACTGGGCGATGAATCGCACGATGCTGCCTTGGTTCACGATGAGCGGATGCACGTTCGAGGATGAGTAAGCGACCGGAGACAGGACGCTTTCGCCGGTGGTCGCGGCACTCAGATTGTCGTGAACGACGACCCATTCGCCGAACATCTGCGTGGCGGCGACGACGTTCGGACCCGAGGCGTAGGTGCTGACGGCGGAAGTGACTGGCGTTCCCATGCGAATCTCCTGAAGAAAGCCGCAGAGCCTGCGGTAGCAGACTCGGCGGTGATGAAGCGGTTGTAGATCACGGAGCGAGGACGACGCGACCGAGGTACGTGCCGTCGCCGAGGTTCTGAGCGATCGAGCGAGTGACTTCGGTGTCGCCGTTCACGCCGCCAGCACCGTGCAGGCCGACCCACACGACGCCGTAGAGAGTCGCACCGGCACCAGCGGTAGCGACCACGCGGAGGTAGCGCTTGAGCGTGCCGCCGGTGCGGAAGTGGAACATCCACTGCTTGTTGTCGCCGGTCGCGGCGGTCGGAAGAGCGGTGCTCGTGAACGCCGCGTTGGTGATGTCGGCCCAAGTGCTGTTGTCGTCGCTGTGCTGCACCTTGAGGACGGTGCTGTCAGCGGCGATGTTGCCGACGGTGACGATCGCGGCGACTTCGCCGAAGCCCTTGAGCTTCGAGCAGTCGAACGCCGTGCCGGTGTTCGTGGTGCCGTTGATGTCGAGAGGGCCGCCGGTCGAAGTGCCGCCGGAGAAGTACGCGTTGAGGAGGATGTTTGACATGTGTGATGTCCTTTCGTGTCAGGTTGTATCAGGCGCCGACCAGAGCACCGATCGGGCCGTTGCTGTTCGAGCGACCGTCGCCGTGGATGTTCACGCAGAAGCGGCTGATGCCGCGAATCGCGAGGCTGTCGGTGTTGAAGTAGTAGATGTCGCTGGTCATGACTTCGAGCTGCTTGCGATCGCCGAGCATCGTGCCGCCGGTGAAGTCACCGAAGTAGCACGAGTGAGTCGAAGCGGTCGAGGTCAGCGGCATTCGCTGCGAGAAGTACACGGGGTAGCCGAGGAAGCTCACGTCGGCACCGGGCAGGCCTTCAGCCAGCATCTTGAACTGAGAAGTGGCCTTCTCGAGCTTCAGCATGACCTGATAGAAGAACTGACGGCTGCAGATGAACGCGAGGCGAGCCGGGTCGATGTTGGCGACCTTGCCCATCATCGTGGTGAAGTCGCTGAGCTGGAGCGAGGACCACGACAACGCGGAGCTGAGCGCACCGTTCGGCAGAGCGTTCAGCAGACCGACCTGGTTCGCGTAGGTCGAGGAACCGTCGCCCTTGAAGTACGCGTCATCCTCGGCGATGGCCTGAGACTCGGCGATCGAGCGAGCGATGTCGTCGGCGATGTTGACCGCGGAGTCGATCAGCAGTTCACGCGAGACCTGGAACAGAGCACCGTACTTCTTGGCGACGAGCGTGACCTGCCCGTAGTTGTTGTCACCGGCGGTGATGGTGCCGGTCTCGGCGATCGGAGCCATCGCCTGAATCGCGGTCTTGCGGGGAACCTGAGTCACGTCGCGGCTCATGGGAACGACGTTCGCGACCTTGCGGGCGATGCCGTACTTTTCAGTGAGCCAGATGAGATTCGGAATGAACTCGATCGGCACCAGAGCGCCACCGAGCTGCTGGTTGAACTCGACGCCAGCCTTGCCAGCGATGTCGAGGTCGGCCTTCTTGGCACCGTAGTCGTTGCCCTTCATGAGCGAGAGGCGTGCCCACGCACCGAACATCTCGGCCTGGTCAGCACAGTCGAAGGCGGCCTTGCCGGAAGCGACCTTGCGGTCATAGGCCTTGCGGGAAGCGTTACCGATGTTGAACATGTGAGGTTCCTTGTTGGAGTCGATCGCGGCGTGCGGAGCCTTCGTCCCCTTGACGGAGGCGACGTCATCGGCGATCTTGATTGTGCTCTTGGCGTTCCAGACGGCGTCCACGTCGATGGCCGCACCGGCTTCGTCGGCGAACTCGATGCCTTCGGCAGCGAGCGTCGCGACGTGAGCCTTCGCGGTTTCGAGCGTGACTTCGCCGGTCAGACCGTTGGCCTTGAGCGAGTCGATGAGAGTCTTACGAGTGAGCATGTGTGAATCCTGCCGCTGTCGCGGCGGTTGACGATTCACTGCTCAGAACTCGACACGGAGAGCGACGTAGACGCCTAGGTCGCTCGCGATGCCTGCCGTTCGCAGGTGTATTCGGTTGAAGCCTGCGTGAGTCGTGTGGGTCTGCACGCAGGTGGAGGAGGGATGTACGGTCAGTATACCAGCGTCACCGCAGCACGATGACACGCTTCGGACGCACGCCGAAATCGGCGATCACGCGGTCAGGCACCTTCGCGTCGATCAGAGCCTTGCGGCTCTTCTCGGCGTTCTCCATCGCCGCGTCGACGTTGCCGCTGACCATGCGGCAGGTCACGTTCATCGGCATCGCGGTGTAGCTGACCTCAAGCACCTTGCACGCACGCACGATCGACTCGATGCCGGGATACGCGGCCTTCTCCGCCGGCGTCGGATTGCCCCAGTCCAGAGCCTCGAAGCCGATCGACATGGCGAGCGTGCCAGCCTTCGCGAGAGCCACGCACGCCTTGACGTACGGGTTCGTCATGTCGTC